GTTCGGGTTCGCCAAGGCGTTCCCCTTGCCGGCTGATTGCCTTCGGATACTCCCTCCGGCGCGCGATGTGGATTGGACGATCGAGTACCACGAGGGCTCGAAGCACATTTTGACGAACGAGGGTACCGTAATCTATCTGCGGTACGTCTCGCGCGTCACCGACGAAACCCAATTTGATCCGCTCTTTGCTGATATGCTGGCGTGCAAAATCGCGTGGCATTGCTGCGAAGAACTGACCCAATCGAACCAGAAAAAAGCCGATATCGAGCGGGAGTATGACAAAGCGAAAGCTGACGCAAAACGGACGAACGCGTTTGAACAGGCGACGCCGCAGGAGCCGGAACCGCCGTGGTTGACGGCCCGATACGCCGGCGATCGCGGGCAAAACTGGTTACGGTTCGGAGGGTTTTAAATGCCGAAAGTCTCCCCGATACAGAGCTCGTTTTCGACGGGGGAAATCTCACCCCTGTTGTACGGGCAGGTTGAATTTGACAACTACAAGTCCGCGCTTAAGGTGTGCCGGAACTGGCTCCCGCTGATCCAAGGGCCTGTGACGCGCCGGCCGGGGACGTACTTCTGTGATGAGGTGAAAGATTCATCGAAAGCGGTTCGGTTGGTGCGGTTTAAGTATTCGACCCTCCAAGCCTACATGTTGGAGTTCGGGCATCAATACATTCGGTTTAAGCGGAACAATCTTCCCGTCACCCTCGCGGCGCAAAACATCACCGCGGCGACAAACGCGAACCCCTGCGTCATTACGTATGACGGGTCTGATACGTATGCCAATGGCGATCACGTTGACATCGACGGGGTAGTAGGGATGACCGAGTTGAACGGGCGCCGATTCCGGATTACGAATCTCAACAGCGGCGCGAACACGTTCGAGCTCCAAACGCTGTACAGCACAAACATTGACAGCACGAACTACGGGACCTACACCTCGGGGGGCACGATCGCAGAAGTCTACGAAATCGTCTCGCCGTACGACGAGGATCAACTTTTCGAGTTGAAGTTCGTTCAGTCTGCGGATGTGCTCTACATCACGCATCCAGATCATACGCCGCGCAAGCTCTCGCGCACGGGGCACACCTCGTGGACGCTCACCTCCATGAACAACGCCGTGTTATTGGATGGGCCGTATCTCTCCGTGAACGCGACGGCGACGACGCTGACCCCGAGCGCGGCCACAGGAACCGGCGTCACCCTCACGGCATCGGCAGCGACCGGCATTAACGGCGGGGACGGATTTAAAACGACGGACGTAGGCCGGTTAATCCGGATTAAAGAAGGATCGACGTGGGGGTACGTCATCATCACCGCGTGGACATCAACGGCGGTGGTGACGGTGGACGTGATCAACACGTTGACGAACACCAACGCGAAGAAGTTTTGGCGGATGGGGTTGTACTCCAACACGACGGGGTACCCGGCGTGCGTGGGGTTCTATGAAGATCGGTTAGCCTTTGCGGGGTGTCCTGCGGCGCCGGCGCGGGTGGATCTCTCCCGCACAGGGGATTATGAGAATTTCGCCCAGACGGACACGGATGGAGTCGTCACCGATTCTCACGCGCTCTCGTACACGCTCAACTCAGACGAAGTGCAAAACGTGCAGTGGATCAAAGGGGATGAGAAAGCCCTTGTTCTCGGCACGGTCGATGGAGAATGGCCGATGCGCCCGAGTACGGCGTCGGAAGCGATGACCCCCACCAACATCTCGGCGAAACAATCCACCGCGCGCGGGAGCGCCAACATCCAAGGGATCAGGGCCGGCGACGCGATCTTGTTTGTGCAAACCGCTAAACGGCAATTGCGAGA